TTAGCTTCTGTTTCAACAACACGCCTGTTTGCGGTTTTAACTTTGGTTTCCATTTCCTTAACAACAATTGCAGGGTCATTTTTCTTCTGTTCCTCTTTGTAAGACGCAAGAGCCTTTTCTGCTTGCTCTTGTGACAATCCCTGCTGTTCAAAATAAGATTTGAGTGCAGAGTTTTGAGCACGTTGCGATCGTTCAGAAGCTATCCGGTCGATTTCGCTTAGCTGTTCAGGCGTAAACTTAACTTCTTCTGCTTTAGATTCCGTATTGGTCTCTACCGTTTCTACACTCCCCTGACCATCGGGAGTGTCAGCTAATAGTTGCAGGTTCATTTTCTTTAACATAAATACCTCCGTTTAATGACCGTCGTCAATTCCGTTTTAAGGCCGTCGCCTATTATTATTATAACATAAATAAAAAATCACCGTTTATGGCACTTGCCATCTTGATAGCAAGCACATTCGTCCATCAAGCATTCGCCGAAATATTGAAAAACAGATTGAGTGGTATCGTGCGAAGATAAAACGTAAACCTCTCCGTCTTCTGCTTCATGCTCAACAATATTTGGTGCGTGCGTTCGTTTGGTTGACACTTCGTTAATCAGATAAGGGCATTTCATCTCACTACCTCTCTCGCCCATTGGCGCTTAAACTCTGGATTAGCCTTGATGTGCTCTCTAAGTCGCTTGTTGTATGATTTGACAAGTAGTCTTGCCTTGGCTTGCTTGTCCGGTTCAGAAAGTCCGGCTTCTTGCCTGAGCCAATAGCGTTTTTGCCGCTCTAAATAACGTTGCTGTTGTTCTGCTTCATATCTTGCTTGTACTTCTTCTTTACTCTTTGGTTTTGGCTTACTTGAAATATCTTCAAAATATGGACTTCCCGGAACGTGCCTGCAATTAGGGTGGAATAATCCCTCTGATATAGCAGTTGACAAAAGCGGATAATCGCCCTCTGCTGATGTTCCATGAGCGTACACATCGTCTATTAGCACTCTACCTTGCCACGGTGCGCATAATGGGCATGTAGAGCCAAGAGATGCCATTATGATAAGATGCTCGCCCCATTCGTCCATGACTTGCCCTTGCGCTTCTGCGGCGCTTCTCGATAGTACTGTTCTAAGCGCCATTTCAGCATATGATGCGATGTTTACACGGTTGCCATTAGCGTATACGATAGAGTTGATACCTTTTGCCCTAAACTCAGCAGTAGCAACATCAACAGCGTTAAACAAATCAGCTTGACCGCCAACGTATAGTTGTGCAGCTTGTATCACTGAGTTTCTATAAATGTCCTCTGCTGTTCTGAGCGCTGAATACTGAGCTATTCGAAAGTTGCTTGCAATGTCATTTTGTAGTGCCAGTATAGCGCCAACATTAGGAGCAAATCCGATAACCGGTTTAATATTAAGAAGTTCGGTTGACCGTTCAACATACGCCTGCGATACAGCGGCGTTGGTTTCTTTTTCGACCTTATCGCCGTATTTCTTGATTATCTTCTCTGCTTGTTTCTGGTACTCTCTTGACCTTGATAGCTTGGCAACAGCCCAATCGCCTGTCTCTTGAATAAGCAGTGTGCGCTTTTCCAACTTGATAAGTTCCAGCGTCATGTCGTGGTAGTGCGACGCTATATCAAACGCCGCATAACCGATCTCGTCACGATTCATTTAACCACCACTTTCAAGCCTTTACGTGCAAATCTGCCTATTGCCTTTTCCATTGCCCTGTTACTCGCATATTCGTGTTTAGTCATGTCGTATACGCCGTTTTGTCCTACTGCAACAATAGCAAACTTACTTGGCAGTGCTTGACCAGCCGTTTGGCAAATCTGATTGAACAGTTGATCGCTCATCTGGTAGGTTTTCTGATTGATCGTTACTATTTTCATCTTGCACCTCGTATAGCTTCATGGGATCCAACATATCACTCGAATAAGAAGATAAAGCCTTTATACGTTCTATTTCTTCAGCTTTCCACTTATCGTCTTTGCTGTCGCCCCAAAGCTCGTCAACCATTGTTTCAACGCTCATCATTTTCCATTGGACGGCCGGAACAAGTGATGTTATCGTTTCGGTAAATGTAGGACTTGCGTACTCGCCAAACTTGACCGTTATATCGTCCGTGTTGTGGGTCGTGTTATACATATTATCATACGCCAACAAACAGGAAACAACAAGAGCCGGTAGTGCTTTGGTTAAGTGGTCTATAATGCCGGAACGTGTATACATCGTGGCTTTTTCTTTTTCTCGCTGCGCTTCTGCATTGTCCGTTTTCTTCAGGTCAATACCAAGTGTAGCAGGGGAGATAAGTCCTTGCAGACACATGTCAAGAGCGTTTGCAAATCCGCTTGCGTAACTCTCTGTTCTGAGTGCCGGCGCATATGTGAATAGTCCAGGTTGTTTGCCGTCCTCGCTCATGGTTGATTTAGTAGCGACAAAGATATCGTCAAACTCCTTGGGTCGCATAATCTCGCCTGTTTTAGGATTGCGTTGGAACATATCCTCAGGGAAGAACTGCTTTACACGTCCTTTTCTATAATCATCCCACCATTCGCTGACTACCTCATCTAAAGCGTCAAACGCATCGTTCTTAGAAGACAACAGCGATTCACCTCTGCCCTCGTATAATGTAGATTTATCGAACATTAACGGAATGTCAAGCCTACCGCCTGACCATGTTACAAGCGGTGTTTCTACCTTTATAAGGTCTGTTTCTTTTTCTACCCCATCTTCCAGCCGGTACATTTTAGTTTCTATCTGGCCGTCGGTGTAGAACTCTTTACGGACAAATGTTCCAAAGTCGTTTCTGAACACGTGCGAGAATATAGTGCCCACATTACGCCCACGATTATACATATACTCGACATAGTCAGCGCCATAAAACTCTATGATGGGGTACTTGCTAACATCAGGGTCAAAGCCAATCTTGAAAGCGCCGTCACCGGTTACAAGCGTTTCGCTGATAGATTGTTTTAGCAGTTCCTGGAACTTGTTATCCTCTGCTATTTCTTCCCATAGCTCGTTGGTTGATTCGTCTGGAATTTCAAACCCATCAAAGTCAGACGCTACGATGTCAGTTAGCCTTGACACTATCTGAGATGGAATGTCAACGTGAATCTTGCGGATAGGGTTATCGGAGATAGTCGCCCAGAATCTTGAACGCCCAACCGGATCAATAAACTTCTTGAAGAATTGATCTAACTCGTTTGCGTCGCCCCTATACCAAATGCGATTGCGCAGGACTGTCTGATCGTGGGTTAGTGCTTCTTTGATTGTGACCGCCCCTTTGTCCTGAGCAGGTTCAATTTCAAGCCATGTTTTTATGGCGTTCTTTAACTGTTTTACAATGCCCATCTTCTCACCTCAATAAATGTTGTTTGAACGGCTGTATAGAATACTCGTCGCTGTCTAAGCAGTCAACAGGATAAGAACCGTCGTCAACTCTTACCCATTCCTTGTCAGCGTATTCGTCGCTGTCCCATAGTGCGTTCTCGTATGCTTCGAACCATTTTGACAAATGATTAGCTATTTTCTTCCTGCCCTGATTGATTAGAATGTTTTGCAGATTGATACGGTCTACTATACCGTCCTTCTTGTATGACGGTACTATTTTAATACCGTAAAAGCCTGACTTGTCTAACGCTGTTCTAAGTGCTTGTCTGAATAGTTTGTCAGCTGATTCAGCAAATATCGTACTGTTTGCGATTTGCGGATATACAAGAGTCCACGGTTTTATGAACTGGACTATGTCGCTCGCATATGCTGCGTGGTCTTTGCCTGATTCAATGCCTTGCTTATGGTAGTATCCGTCTATCATGATCACGTGTTCATATCCAGCAGTAAAGCCGTTTAGTGTCGCTACGGTTGCGTCTGTACCGCCTACATCAACGCCTATCGTGAAGTCTATGAACTTCTGATCTCTTATCCAGTCCTTAGTTACAGCGATGTCTTTGTAGCGGTAGCCTGTGTATATGCGTCCTGTTGCAGCTGTGCGTTGTCCTAAGATGTCACGTTTGAACCATTGACTATCCCGGTCATACGTTGCCATGAGTACCCTCAGCTGATTGTCTGTTATGGATAGATTATCAGCGACGGTAAAATGTCCGTAGTTATAGCCGTACTTGGGATTAGTTTTTTGCTGTTCTTCGTGAAAGTCTGCGATATCTGTGTAAAACCAATGCCGCGGTGGTTTAGGGTTCAAATCAAATATCAGGCACCTATCATTAGATGCCAGTGTTCTGTCAAATACTTCTTTAATAAATGTAGCGCAACACTCGTTAGCTTCTGATATGTAAGCTGATCCGATTGAGAAGCCTTTTATGCGTGCAGCATCGTTTTCTTTTGCGCCGCCTGCGATGATAACAATCTTCTCGCCTGCCTTACATTGTATGTAGAGTGCGTCTCTATCCTTGTATTGTCCTGTTCGGCAGCGCCCCTTGAATATGTGTTCAAGCCCAAAACCGTTTGAATCGATTATGTTCATCTTAGTTGTTGACAAGCTTACGCCGCCTGCAAGGTGTATTTTGTCTGGGTGTGTTTCGAGTTTGATCGCCCACGCTATCAGGTTAATTACGTTTTTAGATGCTCTTTTACCGCCCTCAGCGATTGACAGCCAACTACTTTGTACCCTTAATATATAGTCAGTCTGTCGTTTCGTCAGCGGTGCGTACGGTATCATCTTGCTCTCCCATAAAGTCGTTTAGCTTGCGTTCCTCTGTTGGCTTATTGACAAGGTCTGCGATTGACTGTATCTGATTGATTGACATTTCGAGGTTATCACTTGATATGATGTTCTCTTGTTTATCTCGCCATTCGGCCGGCTTACGATTCTTAAGCCAGAAGATTTGCGCTGTTGTGTCTGGTGGTTGATGCTTGATTACCTCTTTAGTAACAACAAGGTTATACACCGGATCGCCGTTTGCATCTTTGCCTACCATAGCACGCTCTGAGGTGGTTTCCTTGTACTGATAGCCTAATGCTCTTTTTAGCAGTGCGTTCTCTACTTCTATGTCAACAACTTCTTTGCCTTTTTTTAAGGCGTCCGAAAATTCTTTGTATTTTTTCTTCCATTCATACAATGTAGACAGCGTTATACCTATGTTTTTAGCTATCTGCTCATTGATCAATCCATCTCGTGTCCAGGCAGTTACTTTGGTCAAACCGCCATCTTCAATGAAGTCTGTGTATTTCGACATTTATATCACCACCTGCCTTTTCTCGT